TGATGATCGATATTATATCCACCGTGTTTTCCGCTATACACATCGGCATCAAATCTCTCTGCTATTTGTTTACCTATGCCATCAGTTCCACCAATCAACATCGTTTTCATAGTTTAAATAGTCCCATAATACCAGGAGATAATTTTCCCCTATGGTAGTTTTGATAGAAAAAGAATTTAGGTTGATAATCTATATTATATAGATCGTGACTTAGACAACCGTGTCTTACACCTGGTAATTCAACGTTGTCTACTAAAATCCATTTTACCCCTAAATCCTTAGCCGATTGTATATCTTCTTTTGGTCTAGGCTCATTATGATTACCATCAATAAACATGAAATCATAATTATCAGGAGGAAGTACCTTTTTTAAATTTGCGCTTCTAGTAGGCAAGAATTGAAATTTAGATCCAAACTTCTCTTTGATCGGCAATGAAGCTCTTTTCGAAAATAGATTCGGATCAATGCTAACAATCTTTTCAACATTATGAAAATATTGAAACATCATACAAGTTGAGTGACCAGCGAACATACCAATCTCAATAACCTTTTTAGGATTGACTGTTTCTTGGACAGTAGTAAAAATCTGAATGATTTCTAGATCACTTGTATTTACATGGCCCCAACCTTGCCTACCTATATCAGGATCATGAATATTTTGATCTGGTACCAATAAGAAAGACGTATCAGTCACTTCTATCATTTTTGCCTCATTTTATACTTTTGAATAGTATCTGTTAATAATCCAGTCCATTCATCACGATGCTCTTTGAATACGATAGGATCGTCATTATCAACGTCCATAACGATTACAACATTAGGGATTGGCATGCCTGTACGTTCTTCGAACATAATAGCATATGCTGCACCTTGTGCAAAATAGTTATGAATCCATTCCCGCTTTTTCTTTTTACGTGATGTTTTAAAATCTAATATGGATGGTACGCCATCGAACATAGCAACACAATCACACCGACCAGCGACACCAAGGTAGTCACTATATAAAGGAACTTCGATTCCATAAATCTCCCCGATCCTAGCATCAAGAATAGGTTGCAGATTAGCAAGGCTAGCACGCACATCAGGGAGATAGTTATCGATAGACTCATTATTTAAGTAATCCTCTACAATAGCGTGGACTTTAGTACCACGGGTTGACGCGCGGTGAGAGATTTTATTTGCCTCTTCTTCACCGACGCGCTTACGCCATGCTCTAATAGAATCCTCGCTGAGGATACTCAATACAGTTGTTATGCTAGGATATGCTTTTCCTGTCGGAGTCTCGTATGTCCGACCACTCTTCGAGGTCTGTGCCTGAAGATCCCCGTACCCTAAGTCTATTTTTCGATGTGTAAATATCATGAACTTTCTTTTCACCAGTGAGTGCACGGTTTTTGTTACGATCTTTCTTTTTATTACGTGGATCGAACCGAGAGTATTTAGCCATTTTTATTTCCACACTGTACTTGCTTCAACACGAATAAAGGGTTTAGCTGTTTCTTCCTTATTAGGATTTGCAACAGTTACCATAACACGTTTGCCTTGTCTATAAGCTTTTGCTTGATTTATAGCACGTCTTAACGGATCATGAGTTTTTGGCAACTTCATAATACCAACAGTACCTTTGCTCTGACGAGAATCCCTTTGCTTTTTTCTCTTAGCCATTTTTAATTCCTAGCATTTCCTTAGTCATGATATAGTCCCTTACAAAATCGGATCGTACGATATCTTGCCAACCAAACTCTACTATTGAGAAGTTGTTAAGATGTTCTAAGATTTCGAGGATCCTAGGAAGACCGGAACGTTCTTCTTCCTTACGAAAATCAGATTGGTAATAGTCACCACATAAAATAATTCTGCAATTCTCACCAACCCTTGTCAAAACAGAGTCTAACTCATGGAAAGTTAAATTTTGCATTTCATCTACAAGAATAATAGCGTTATCATAGGTTGTACCGCGAATAAATGATGTAGACAAGAACTGTACCTTTTTTTGCATCAATAGTTTATCCCATGCTTCACCATCATCAAATAGATCAGCTGCTAATCCTACATATGGATTTGTATATGCTTTTTTCTTCTCAACCTCGTCACCAGGCAAGAAGCCGATGTCTCGCGTAGGCACGATCGAACGTACCACTATTACTTGATTATATTGCTTGTCTAATACTGACTCTAAAGCCAAGCCAAGGCCAAGATATGTCTTACCAGTACCAGCTGATCCAGCTAATACAAGATTATCACCATCTTCCCAATAGCCTTTAGCAAGCTTTTGATTGTCAGTGATAGGTTCAATTTCTGTAAGGTGTTCTAGCTTGATCGAGCCAGAATTTAATGATCTGCTCATGTTTTTACTTTACTATTCATCCCAGAGTTTTTATGAATTTGTTTCAATCTATCTTTAAATCCGTCTGGAACTTTAGAATGTAGGTTGCCTACGCCTCCAATAATATTAGGCGCTTTTATAACCTGTTGTAAGTCATACTCTTCGCACATTTCTTCTAGCTCTTTATAGCTACAGTGTACATCCCACTCTTCATCTTCACCGCGTCTTCTAACCGTGTAGGTAGGCATAAGTTTCTTCCCAATCTTTTACCATAATTGATACTGAATTTTCTCGTTTGGCTACTTCTACCGCAAGAGTATAGTCATTGCCACCAGGATCCATTTTGTCGCCATAGAATACTATAGGTCCAGTTAATTGATCTGCTATTTGGGCTTTGTCCTTACCTTTTGGCATTATATCTATGCCCGTAGCACCTGCGACTTGAGCATGAATATCACCAAATAACCAATTGAAAGCTTCTGCAATTTTTACTCTTTCATGACTATTTTTGTCATGTGCTTCATACTGTTTTCTTTGTTGAGGCGAACAGCCTCGACCTATAATAGAAAAATTACATAAACCTGGTCTATGATCAAAATGCATACCAGTTCTAAGCGGAAATATTGAAGTATCGAGATAATGATCTAAAAACTCATGGCATTCATCAGGTAATTTCCAGCTACTTGTAGCTATCTCCTCACCTTTAGACCATATACTATTGCCTGCGCAACAATATATTTTTTCACATGAGTTTAAAATATATGCTGGTACTTGTTCAGATGTTTTAGGATAATCTGATCCAGTTGCTAAATATACTTCTTTATCTTGCATCCAAATTGAAAAGAAATAAGCAAACTCTGGATCCATTTCACCGCGACTTGGAGTGAGTGTTCCATCTACGTCGAAGATATATTTCATGCTGCTTGGAACCATTCCGGTATATTTCTCTTCGACCATTCCATTTTAAAACGATCTTGCTTAGTCTGATAGAATGCACGATAAGAACCAACAGGATCTAATTCATTGATACACTGTGGTGCTGCACCCATAGCAAGTCTAAATGGAGTACGGCCTAACAATCTACCAATGTTACGAGGAGCAGTAGCTAATACATCTTTAAGCAGTGTCCAAGAACCATGCTCTTTACCATAGCGATATTCAAACTCCATGGATAGAGCTATAAAATGGCGATAGTGCCAATAGTAGTTGGCTTCTGACTCCATGGTCCATACGGTGCATGGGTGAGTGACGTGAACTGCTTTATAGATGATATCGTCATCGTGATCTAGTTTCCAATGCTTAACCATAGTCTTACCAGATTTAGACGGTATATGGGTAAGCTCACCATCGAGAACTCGATGGGCGGTAGAAAGCATCTGAGCAGATTCCAAAGGCATTTTGACAATATGCTTGTCGCATTGTTGCCGAGCTGCTTCGGCCGGATCAGTATCAAGGATAAAGATGTTCATAATAAATCTCCGTATTGATCAGATGATTCTACCGCTTTTCGTGTTGTTTGTAAACCCCCTATGCGGCTAAACGTTGAACATTTATTAGGTCTTCGATCGATTTATCAAGGAAGCTTTTCTTTTTTAATATTTTGTGCATCGTGTCTGTTCTTCCTTGTTTTTTTAGCTTCTCTGCATAATTATTTAGATTACGAGAATCTGTTTTAAGTCTTTCGATCTGAGTATTGACCATCATGGAGTTTGTGTTTCCTTTTTATTATTAAGGATGCAAACATTATCAGCCTTCGATCAATCCGGGGAATGCTTCATCAATAACTGCTCTCGAAACTTTTGCGCCCAACTTTTTATTAATCATGGACGCTACCAACTCTGCATCTTCGGGGTGGATAGCCTCTAGGAGGCCGATGAACATCGATTCTCGTTTGTAGGTAGGCAACTTATCGCCCGGACCACCTTTAACGAAAAATCGAAAATCTTTATGTCTTCGATGCAGGCTCGAAGGATAGTTATGGCCTTCAGCAGCCACATATGGAACTGGGCCATCTGGAAGATTAAAAGACACGCTAGGATCAAGTGATCCTCTAATAATATCTTTTAATGCCCAAGTTTCGTTGTCCTTTAGAATTTGGACTTTTTCCTTCTTGCTTTTAGCATTTGCTGCATCTTGTAAGACTTCATATACGAGTTTCATGAAATAAATTCCTCTACAACTTCAATCAAGTTTTTACATTGTCTAGAGACCAGATACGGAAAGACTTTGCCTTTATTACCCCACTGGTCCTGCGATTCGAACTTATTTATAATATCGGTTTTTATAGGATCTGGACAATTGCTCAGATCAACCAACATTTTATTACGTTGATAGTTACGATACACTTCTTCACCCATAGCTTCAGGGTCTTGTAAAAGTGTTTGTTTTTTCTTAGCAGATAGGACATTTTGTTTACGACCATCCACAAATACGTTATCATCGGATAATACGTTAGGAATACCGTCACCGCCATCACCTTTTAAAATATGTTGTTGAAGATATAATAATGGATTATCTTCTTTGACAAATTTCTTAGTCATAGGAGAATATTGGTTAACGTTATTAAACGTTTGAAGTTGTTTGAAATCATGATCAGCTGATACGATCATAACAGGTTCGTAATTACCAAATTCTTGTGTATTATATACAAGTTGAGCTATTACGTCATCTGCTTCACAACCCCAGATGTGCATAACTTTGTATGGGAAATGATCTATAAGCTCACGTAACACTAAATTTGTAATACGGAATACTTCATCCCAGTATTCTTTTTGGTCGTCACGATTGCTTTTGCGTTTAGCTTTATATTGTGGAAATGCATTCTTACGCCAATTGCCACCAGCATCTGCTACGATAACGACTTCACCATATTCTTTCTTGAAGCGCGTACGAAACATTCGGATCTGGTTGAGAATCATATGGCGGATAAGATTCTCTTCTGGCTGTAGCTTTTGGGTAACGATATTGCCAATAGCTATACCATTATAATCAATGATAATCAATACTAACTCTCCTTTATCAGTATAATTATACTACCATAATCCAAACCATTTGTAAACCCCTATATCTTATATTTTATTCTTTTACTTAGTTCTTCATATGTTTCGGCGTGATATGATATTCTAAATACTAATCGTGCTTTCGGACCGTTCTTTACACCATGTGGCGCCTTAGTATTTAATAAAGCCTGTTTATAATTAAAAGAATATTTGTTTTCAAAAGTAACTGGTGCAAGGTCAGAAGATAAAAGAAAATTTATACTGCATTTTGTCATTTCATCTACATGAGTTTCTAGAACACTATTCGGAGCTAACCAGTGGAATTTAGGAGAGGCTGCATTATCAAGCAATTCAAAATCTTCTAGTATTCTTTTTATGTACCAGTGATTCTTATCAACTTGCATATTTTGTCGCCAATGGTCTAATCCTTCCACGCGGTCAAGTT